CTAGCTCGGTACCTCAACTTCGATTATACCCTATTTTGAGTGCCTTAGGGAGGTTTTATCTGTTTTTAGCAACTAATACTTTTTGTTGGTATCTATGTTAACAAGCTTTATTGCAAGCTCGTACTGCTTCCGATATTCATCTGTATCGGTACATTTTTCCCACTTTTGAAAGTTCTTGAATGCTCTGAATCGCACTGGAGAGGTAACTCCTGTTATTTTGACTCGTTCAAGAGCTGGCTTGACGAAAAATTGCCCAAATTGTTTCATGAAAGAAATGGTACTAACTCTATGCGGCTCCAAAAAATGATCCATTAATCCGCTAGGGATACATTCTAGCTTGGGTATGGCTTCAAATACCTCCAAGATTTCATCCTTTACTGTAGCTCTGAAGCTCTTAGAAGCACTTATTACCTGATCTTTCATTATGGAGGAAGTATCTAGATCATCGTACCCTGATACATCTACTTCATTGAGAAGATGGTATCTAAGGTGATTAGGTCCTGTACTATTTACCCATCGTTCAAACTCCAATCCAAATCGTTTGTCGTCAGAATGACCGTAACCACCTACCAAGAACCGTCGATCACCTTCTTGTATCTTTGATTGAAGCCCGTTACACGTGAATATATTGAAAGCGAAATTGCGCTCTTTGTAGTTAGCCCCATATTTGGTTCGGACTTCTATGTCGTCCCCCGTGATCAAATCTTTGAGCCATTCTTCATCCATCTTCTTATCAAACTCAGCCCACTCCCTGACTGGTTGAAGTACCCAATTAGAGTTGAAGTCTACATTAAGATTGGGTCTAAATGGGGAGTAGCTTCTTGATATAGCTTTGCCCACTAGTCTGCACATATTGCTCTTGCCCGACCCTTGCTCCCCCGTAAACAATATAGCATATTTGGGGGTAGTAGCTGGAAATTGAACTCGTTGAGCAAATGCTATAGCTATTCGATGTACCATAGTAGGATCATTTCTACAAAGGGAGTTCATCATTTTGTAGAACATATTTACATCGCCTTTGATTGCTTGAGGTACATCGCGGGGATCAAATCTGTTTACTTTGTATTCTCCATCTTCCCCTTGAATATAAACCTGATCATCATCAGGTTGATAGACTACCCCATTAGCGATACGCACGTTTGGAGCAGCTAACAACCTAACCGTGTCGTAGACGACCACTTTCGGATTCTTAGCCATTATGTCGTCTACCACGCCAAACGTCATCATTATGTGGTTAGCGTGAGTAGAATGTATCAAGTGCCTAATATCGCAGTCCCAAAACATCCCTGAATGTTGCTCCCATACAAACCGATCCAGCGCTTTGCGTTCTACTTGGAGATATGGATTGTCGTCGTACCGCTCAGAATGCTGCGCCAGAAGTTTGTTAAACTCATCTATCCCTCGCTCATGTAAGAAGTCATCGGGGCCGCATTTATCACCGTTTGACTTCGGCAACGGGCGACAGATATAGATGGTATCTCGTCGCTTGGCTCGTAGCTTCATCAACTCTTGAGCTAGATTGTGCGTAGCGTTCCAGAGCTCACGTTTGTTCTCTTGATTGGCCGTGTCCGAGTCGAACAGAATCGTGATCCGCTCAGCTTGCTCTGATTGAACTAGCTTGATAAGCTCAGGTATAAGTGGCGTACCCTTACCCCCAGTCCTACAGTTATGTACGCCAGTTATGGCTACAGCATGATACCCTGCTGCAGCAAGTCGAACCGCATTCAGTGCTCCCTCCACTATGAGCAGATTGTACTTGGTATCACTAAACCAATCTGTAAGATGGGGAGGAATGTATAGGAAGTTGGCGCTGTTCTTAGGATTGTAATACTTTGGCTGCTTGTCCTTCTTGAGAACTACTCCAGGCATGGGGATGATATTGGTAGACTTGACTGGATCATAAAGCAACCTACCTTGATAGCGTTCTGGTGCTAATGGGAACACAAATACCGCCACCGCGCCAATAGACTTGAAGCCGTAAATGCCAGCCCCCAGAAATTGCGCCGCCCGATCAATGGCTAACAATTCACCGCCCATGGGAGCAATCGTTTCAGGGGTCAGTCCGCGCGCTATACAGTAATCCATCCATAGCTGGATGGGAGTAGATGAATCCGGATTGTTGAAGGGCATCCCAGCCTCTTGTGAAATCGAATCTGGGACTTGGTTACATAGGTGGGGGCATTGCACCCCGGATCACCTACATGGCCTCGTCCAGTTGCCTGGAAAGAGGTGGCCACCTCTCTCCCGACCCGATGTCTCTATTATACGCCTATCCAACGAAGCCGTCTAGCGGTTTTAGTTGGGATCTATGGCGTTAACAATTCTTTGTTATAGCACCTTCTCCAGAAGATCGGACAGCATCATGTACTCGTTCCAGGCATGCTGGAGCCGATCCAAGGTCTCCTGCGAAGCGTTGATTTGCTTACGTTGCAGAAGCACGCCAATGGTACCAACGATCTTGGCTGCCTCAACGGATCGTTGTTGTAATAGTTGCTCTTTCTCCTTGAGAGTCATTTGGGTGGATCCCCACGCGTGACCTTATTGCGAAGCTCAAAGAGCAACTTCAGGGAGTCGTCATACGCCTTCCTGAGCTTCTGCCTCTCCGTGAGGATCGCAATCAGCTCGTCTTTGTATTCAGCAGGGTACGTGTAGGCCTGATAGATACAATCTTCAGGTCTATGCTGGTTATTAACCCAGCACAAGTCCTTGCCGCTGACTTTGGTTACAGTGCCCGTGACTACCGACTCAGGACTGTCGTATGAACTCGTGTTCCAGACTATCTTGTCGCCTTCCTTCATGACGTAGCCTTTGTCTCGTCTTGCTCCCCGTTGCTTACAGCTTCAAGGATTATGTTCCACTCGATCATGCTTGCCTTGATGAGGACTTCACGATAAGTGTTAGTACCACTTCTCGTTACCTTGGTAGCCCTGATCTTCTTTGGGCCACCATTATATTGCCACATGCCGATCTCTAGGGCGGTGTCCTCATCCAATTGAATGCCGCCGTAGTCCTTGATTTGCTTGTCCTTACTTGGATCGTAAGCCATCATCTTTCCTTTGGTTATCTGTTAAGAATGGCGTAGACAATTAGGATCAATACGGTCCATATTACAACCATTCTTGCCCATACTTGTCTATTGGAGGGAGATGTTGACGGCAGTTTGGCTGTAAGAGCACTTAGGGCTGAGAAACCTAAGTGAGCCAGCCATATGCCTAGAGCAATCTCGACTATCATGGTTAGTCTTTCAGTCTATCCACGATATTGATGTCAGCGGTCGTCTGCTTACCGCCATCGAAGTACCTCACGAACGTACCCGTGGTATCGCAACACGTATCAGCTATGCTGTACTTGTTATAACTGTACGCGTGCCAAATCTCGTCCCAAGCTTGGTATGGGTCGAGGTCAGGGGTGATCTTGGCGTACCCCGCGATGCCTCTCGACTGGTCGTTAAACCAAGCATCACCCGTCTTGGGGTCATAGACGGCAACTACGACCTGGCCCTCACGGGTATACAGAGCACCCGTGTTCTTCTGCATCTTGTAATATTCACCTTGTCGGGTGAACTTTAATGGCGTTCTCATTTTACACCTTTCCGGTTAGTGGGACAGGGGAGGTTGCCCTCCCCGCCCAGGTTGATTACTGCTCGGCGCCTTCCTCAGCGCCTTCACCTTCAGCTTCGCTGCCCTCGGGCTGCTCGGGCTGCTCCGCCTTCTTCTTGGCCATTGTCTGCGCGAACAGCAGCTTCCGATTGTCCTCGGTTTCTTGGTTCTTCGGCACACGCGGCGGATCAGTTCTTGGCGACTTGCCGAAGCCCAAGGTGAAGGCATGGCCGGCGTAGTTGCTAGCGGGGACCAAATAGTCCAGGGTAATGTACCCGCTCACCGGCGGAGTGCCCTCGGCTTGAGGGATGACGACCCAAATGTAGTCGATCACCTTATCGTCAGCCGCCCAGCCTTTACTGGACGTTACCCAAGCAGGGTACTCACGACCATCGACGTTGATCTTCAGGTCACCGTCAGGGATCTTGCCCGCCCGCTTCGGCAGGTCAGGTCTTGAGGTGACTTGAAACTGCACGCCGTCCGTGGACTGGAGGTATGCGGACTGCCGAACGGGGGACACTGCTTCAGCGGCAGCGCCATTCTGGGTTTCTGAGCCGTTCGTGCCTTCAGGCGGCCCCTTGACTTCGGGAGGACGTTGAACTGGAAGACTGGCTTCCTGTCCCTCGGTGGTTTCAAACTTCTTGCCTTTCTTTGCCATCTTAGTTCCTTTGTTTCTATGCCTGGAAATGTTGAGGCTCCAGACTTGCCTCGCTTTCTGACTACCCGCCTAGTATAACTGACTCAAAGGGAAAAGTAAAGTCATTTCGGCTGAAATTTAGCAGGGAAACAACTAAAAGTTTACCATAGCGGTACCGGGTAGTTTTCGGTTGTGGATGCTCACGTAGTGGATTGAGTTAGCATATGCTCTCCTGAAAATGGCTGAAACAAGTACCGGGTACCGGATCGGTCTTTGGAGGCAAAAATACCCGCTACCTGATAAGTCTATGATTAATAAGGGAAATTTCTTGAAAGTACCGAGTACCGGGTACCGGATGGAAGAAATGCGCTTTAGGAATTTACCCCCTACCCAAAACCACCAACGGGGGGGGGGGGGGGGGGGGTAAATCGTAGCTTAGCAGAAAGGTTTTTACCCGGTACTCGGTACGCCCCAGGCACATTGATTCGGTCTTGTTCCCCGTTGACAGAAGTCAAGCATTCAGAGCCAGAAGTCACAACGACATATGCTGCCCAAGCAGAGCCAGGGGCCAGGTGTATGGTTGGTCAGCGTTGTTGACCACGCTGACCCGATCTGAGTGCTGACCAACGTGGGAGCAACAAAAAGCCCACCGAAGTGGGCTTGATGTTTGCGTGGTAGGTTCAGACCAGGATGTACTTGCGAAGGGCACGAGCCATTCGCAGGGCGAAGAAGTCACCGAGCGCGTCGTCCAGATCGCGCTCTTCATCGTGCGACAGAGTGCGGAACGCGCCACCCTCTTCACGCATCTTCAGTTCACTGAGGTTCAGGTCCAGGGTTGCAACCTGAAGATTTGGGAAGTCCAATTCCACCGTGCCATAGTTGTCTTGGACCACGTTTGCTTTGAGGGTAATTCTCATCTCGTTCTCCAGTTAGGTTGGAGGTGGGCGGCTTTCGCCGCCCGCCAGGTTACACGTTTGCGGGTTCGCTCGCAGGTTCGGTCGCGGGCGACTCAGGGGCAGGTTCCTCGGCAGGCGCGTTCACACCATACCGCGATTCCCACGTCGTCTTGAACAACTCGACACGCTTGGCTTCACGTGCCACTTCGGCCGTCACGCGGGCAGGCGGCTTGGGGGCGACGCCATCCTTCACCACGAATTTGGCGCCCTTCAGCGTCTCAGCCTTTTCCGCGTAGTCCAGCGTCACGTACATCGCAACGCCCTTCACTTCGACCCAGATATACCACAGGGTCTTTGCGGGGTCGGCGGCCCAGGCGGCGTTATCCGTCACCTTGGCGACGTACTTCACGCCGTCCAGTTTAATTTCCAGGTCCGAGCAGTTGCGCTTAGGCATCCGCTTGGACGACGGCTTCTTCAGCGCGAGTTTGCGCCCGTTCACTTCGAGGTACATTTTTCTTTCCTTTCAGGGTTAGCGCCCCGATTTCGCCCGGATCACCTAGCGCGACCCGATAAGTAGATCATACTCTACCTAGGCAGAAAGTAAAGCGTATCATCGACCGTTCGTCGGCAGATAACGACCGTTCGTCGGCAAGCACGAAACACTAAGTCTTTGATTAAACAAAGAATTCTTTTTTCTTGGGCTGCGCAGCCACCGCACACCACCAACGTCCACATGGTGGGTGGTGCTTGATCTACTGGCCCGCGCTCTAACTTATCACCTAATTTCAAGGGTGTATATCCAATACTAAATCACCTAATTTCAAGGATATATATTCAATATTGACCCCTCAAATTCCCAGGAGGTGATCAACAGAATCCCTTCAAACGAAAAGCAATTTCTACAATTAAAAGCCCTTTACGAAACACATTACACGGAGGTAAAATATAAGAGTACATTGATTCAATCCCGAGGAGAGTGAATATGTTCCCCAATGATGATCCAGAAGATGACGACAATGAAGTAAGCGTAGACAGGCAACGGCGTTTCAAGTCAGGATTGCCCGCTCCTACCAAGTACGCCAACGATTCTCCAGCTGAGTTTGAACTCGGCGACGGCAGCGAGCCGGAGATACTGTCCCCCGAAGAGGCAGAGGGCAGGGAAGTCGAGGATGATGAAGAGCACGTCCAAGAGCTCTCAGATGAAGAGCTGAAAGAGCTCAAGGACTTTGAAGAGCTGGGCGAGAGGCAACCAGCTACCCCCAGACCTACTCCCAAGCCCGCACCAAAGTCAGCGCCGCCCAAGACCAATCCAGTCAAGAAGTAAGGGCACGTAGCCGTGAGCGGCTTTCCAGAGAAGCTCCCCTCCACTACACTAGGTGGGGGCTCATCACAAACTGAGGCTCAGCAAAGAGCCAATGGAGCTTATTGTGCGGGACAATATCAACAAACAAGTCCCACGTTCCCTCCGACCACTACTCCAGCTGGCCCCGAGACATACGCCTACTTTCGCCAAGCGAATATCCAATGCCCAGTAAATCCCTAAAGCAGCATAAGTTCATGCAAGCGGTGAAGCACAATCCCGACTTCGCCAAGAAGGTGGACGTGCCGCAAACAGTAGCCCAAGAATTCATCGCTGCTGACAAACGAGCACCGATCGTTGCAGCGCTCAGAAGGAGACCATAATGCCAGGATGGACCGGAATGCCGAGTTGGGTAGGACAACAAGCTCAGGCCCAAGATCCAGTACGCAGGGCCACGGTAAATGCTCTCCGTCGGCCAGGTGGAGGCGGGATGATAGCTGGCGGCGGGCCAGCAGGGCCGAGCGGACAAATGAGCGCAGCGGCGCAATATGCGCCTGGTCTGATGTCCCCCGCTCCGCCAAATCAGATGGGTGGATTGGCGGGTCAAGCCCCAATGCAAGGCTTGGGTCAAGCCCCAATGCAGCCGCTAATGCCCGGTAGGGCACCGATGGCGGGTTTGGGGCCGATGCAACCAGGTGGGCAAGTACCAGGTGGAGCGCCGCCTGACCCAGCTCAACTGCAAGCGATGCAACAAGCAATGGGTCGATTGATGGGTCCAGGTGGTATGGGCCCAGGTCAACCGCAAGGTCAATACCCTCAAATGCCGGCGAGACCAGCTCCTCCACAGGTGAACATGCAAAACTTGGGAATGCCTCAATCGGCAGCGGGAGGTATGAGCCTCAATATGGGGCAGCTCGGGCAAGGACAGCAACCTGGAGGCGGTGGAGTAGGGGCCTACATGTAATGGAGGCGCAGCCACTACTGCCGGACTTAACTGAAGGACCGATCACTCCCTCCATTTCAGAGGTGGAGGACAATCTCAATCAACTTGCCTGTACTCCCAAGCTTCCAGCCTATACAAAGACAAGAAATGTCCGGGAGCAGTTTCAGCATGCCTTTGAGCTCATAGGCGGCATACCAAGGCTGGCCATGTGGGCTCATCAGAACCCAGACAAGTTCTACGGCCTGTACTCCAAACTCATACCAGCTCAAGTCACTGGCCTTGATGGAGGCGCTATCAAGGTTGAGCTGAGTTGGCTAAATGCCCGCGATACCTCAGGTCGCTCCCCGCCGCAAATAATCGACGTTCCTAGCAACTAGGAGCCAAAATGCCGCGTAATTCCTCGGGTGTATATTCCCTCCCGACAGGTAATCCTGTTGCCACGAACACAGTTATTCGCTCTACGTGGGCAAATCCCACGATGGCGGACGTAGCTCAAGCTCTAACTGACTCCCTAACTCGCAACGGGGCGGCGGCTGCAACGGGTAACCAGAATATGGGTGGATTTCGCCACTTAAACGTGGCGGACGCCCAAGCAGCTAATGAATACGCAACTACGGGTCAGGTTCAGAATGGTTCGATTGTTCGCTGTATCAATGAGGTCAACGTTGGGGACAATTATTCTGCTCAATTACCATTTGGCGTGACGTCATTTGCTAATGGTCAGATGATAGTGATAAAGTTTCCAGCCACTAATACTGGTACAACTCCCACGCTAAACCTCAATTCTACCATTGCTCTACCGATTCTGCGTGAGGATGGGTCTGTAATTGTAGTCGGTGACTGCCGCGCTAATGTTCCTTCTCGGTTGATGTTCAATAATACCTCTTGGTTACTTCTGGGGGCTGTTGTTGCAGCTTCCTCCGTGGCGGGCGTAACCACATTTAACGGTCGAGCTGGTGCGGTAACGCTCATTACTGCTGATGTAGTCAATGCCTTGGGCTATACTCCAGTAAATAAGGCTGGGGATACCATGACGGGGAGACTCACCCTATCCGGTGATGCGGTAAATGCCCTCCATGCGGTGACTTTTCAGCAGTTACTGGCCCAGATCGCTGCGATACCCTCCGGTGGTGTAACGTCTTGGAACGGACGTACTGGTGCAGTGACGTTGACTGGTACGGACGTAGTCACGGCGCTTACCTATACGCCAGCTAATGCTGCAGGCCCATTCAAACCGGCCGATGGTGCGGTAGGTGCGCCAGCGTATTCGTGGGCGAGCGATGCGGTAACAGGATTTTTCAAGTCTGTCGCTAGTCGCATTGATTTTGCGTCGAATTCTGTATTGCGAATGGTCTTCGGTGCTCGAATCGGGATGCATCCCACTCAATTCGTCAGTTGGGCGCCCGATGGCACTCTTGGATCTTGGGATATTGGGTTAACACGTAATGCGGCTGGAGTAGTTGAAGTAAATGACGGCAATACCGCGGGTGTATTACGGGATTTGAAAGCTCGGTACGCGACAGCAACTGCGTTTACGCAAGTGGGGCAGTATGGAGTTCCAGCTACCACTGTGGATTACAATGCTGGTCAACATCAATATTACCCGCAAACTGGAAATGTTACGCTTAACGTCACTAATATACCCATAGGTAGTATGCTTCGTTTGATTGTCAGTGGAACAAATACAGGAACGATAACGTGGACAAGTACTCTCCCCATTTGGTGGCCGGGAGGTTCTATACCAAGTCTTGTAACAGGCCCGCAAAAATTTGCAATGATCTCATTTGTAAACGTTAGTGGTGGAGCCTACATGGCTAACGTGGCTGCTTACTGATGATAGTTCAGCAACCTACCTTTGTAGGGGCAGTTTCGGGGATTGGTACGTCCCTCATTACGCTCACCCCTATACCAGGATTAGCAGTAGGCGATTTTCTGGTAATGTTTGCGGCAAGTATTAATGGGACTTGGGTAGGGCCCACTCCTGGAGCTGGATGGAGTACGCTTGCAACAGGAAATATACAAGCTGCTGCTAGTTGTCAAGGATCATTTTATACTCGCAAGTGGACTGGAGGTGAAGCGGCTTCATTTTGGCAAATTACTCCCAATGCTACAGATCGCACGACAGTAGCTGTCGTAGCGTATCGTGGATGCGATCCCAGTTTTCAACAATTTGGTAATGCTGCAGCTAATGGCACAGTAACTACAGTTGCTAATGGCTTAATGACAACTAATAGCCATACTAATTTACTTGCGGGAGTAGCGAATGGGGGAGGAACAACGGTACTCTTTGGGTTAGCAAATAGACAAGATAATTGTACAGCTTGCAATCCTCCAACAGGAAGTCAAGCTGGCGCGTTTACTCAACGAGTATTTCAACGAGGACCTGTATTTGCTGGAACATCGCCGACGATATATGTAGGAGACTCTCAGACGATGCCTCAGGGCATAGCTGGCTATACTATGCCTAATGGTAATGGCGGTTGGACAGCTATAAACGCCACTATTAATACTGCTACCTTCGCTCTGTTCTTGATTCCTCCAACGATTACGCAGGTGCAGCGGTATTGTGGAGCTGGGGCAGATGTTGGTTCAGGACTACCTCATCCAGCATTTTGGAATACTGCAAATAACATAACTGCGGATGATAATGTTCGCGCTACAACAACTAATAACGGCATTAGCACGGATACTGATTGGCTACGAGCCACGAATTTTGGATTCACGATCCCCACTAGTGCCTCGATTATGGGGATTCAGTTTGCGACTGCGATGCGAGGTTGGACTCCTACTGCAGCTCTCAATCCTCCTTCAGCTCAAGCGACGTACTGTTTAACTAATCCAGCAACAGCAGCGCCTGATGTTCCAACTACAACTCAATCCCACGTACAAAATCTAAGTGGAACTAAAATCAACTCACCTACTGCTAGTAATCCGGCAGATGGCAATTTGCTCTATGGTGGGTTTTTAAATGTAATGAATAGAGCAGCATGGCCCATCCCCGCTGACGTAAATAGTTCCAATTTCGGTTATTGCTGGCTTCTTACCATAGATGCAGATCCTGGCGGGGCTCAAAGTTACAACTACGAAGTAGATTCAATGCAGATGAATTTGTTTGTATGGCAAGGTACAGATATCACTCCTGCAGGCGGTGGACCACTGCTTTTCAGCGAGGCATAAATGGACGATCCTGGCTCACTTGACTATTACAATCAACTCCAGACTCAGAGTAACCCAGCTCTTCAGGGTCAGTCTAACTATGTGCCTCCAACTCTCGATCCTGAGACGCAGAAGAAGTGGGATGCATATATGAGGGTAGCTGGATCGGATATTCATCCTCAGGGAGCTCAAGGATATTCACCTCAAGGATTGCCAGTATCATGGGTTCCCGCTGATCAAGAGCTTCGGCAGACGTTCATGGGTAAGCCCGATGAACATCAGCATTTCGGTGAGGTCATAGATGATCCAGTCTATGGTAAGATTCAAAGTACATACAGAGACCCGCCTAAGCCCAGTTTCAGCTCTAAATACATGCCGCTTGTATTTGGCGGCGCGTTAGCAGCTATTACTGGTGGAGCAGCGGCCCCATTTCTTGGTCCGATGTTTTCTGCGGCGATGCAATATGGGACCAAAGGTAAGATTGATCCTTTATCACTTGGTATGTCTCTTGGCGGCAGTTATCTTGGCGGCATTAATCCTGCTTTAGGTCAAGCCTTTAACATAGGCAAGGCTGGATACGCCGCTAGCAAGGGTAACTACGCACCTGGGCTTGGTATGGCCGCTAATGCTGGATACGATTATCTGACCGGATGAGAGTTGATCTAACCTATCAGCCTCGTCAAGCTTTCTTACCTTTCCACAATCGGAAGGCAAGATGGGCGGTAATGGTATGTCATCGACGCAGCGGTAAGACTGTTGCTGCGGTAAATGACCTTATCATAGGTGCGCTAGAGTGCCCCCATCCGCGGCCACAATTGGCGTATATTGCCCCCAATTATCAACAAGCGAAGCGAATTGCTTGGGAATATCTGAAGATATACTCCCAGCCCCTCATTGAACAAACTCATGAATCAGAGCTTCGGGTTACGTTGAAAAATGAAGCCAAAATATATTTGCTAGGGGCAGAGAAGGCTGATTCGCTTCGCGGTATTTATCTGGATGGTTGCGTACTAGATGAGTACGCTTTGATTAAGCCTACAACAGTATCTCAAGTGATTATGCCTGCTCTATCTGACCGTCAGGGTTGGATGGTCTATATGGGCACCCCTAAGGGCAAAAATCACTTCTACGATTTACATAAAAAGGCGCAGGCGGAGCCAGGATGGTTCCATATGTACCTGAAGGCTTCTCAGTCGGGTATTATACCGCAAGAGGAGTTGGATTTAATCAAGACTCACATGGATGGGTCAGACTATGATCAAGAGTACGAATGTTCATTTGAAGCTGCTCTCAAGGGAGCTTTATATGGGATGGAAATGGAGATGGCTGAACGCGAGGGCAGAGTCAAGGAATTCGATCTTGACCCTCATTTGCCTCTCGATTGTGTTTTTGATCTGGGTTACGCCGATGATACTGTTATCACTTATTTCCAGCTTCATCGCGATGGAATTCTAATTCATGAAGTTTACTCCAATAACGAGCAAGACTGGGATGTGTATCTTGATGAATTGGAACTTCACGACGTTCGTGATGTGTACCTTCCCCACGATGCTAGAGCCAAGAACCTACAAACGGGACGTTCTATTGTCGAACTCACTCTCAAAAGAGGATTCAGGCCCAAGATTGTACCGGATCACAAACTACGGGACGGCATTACAGCAACCCGCAAGATTCTACCGTACTGTTACTGGAACCAATCGCTCACATCAGGTGCGATCGAAGCAATGAAATCGTATCGCAGATTTTGGGACGACAAATTGGGGTGCTATCGTGACCGTCCGGTACATGATTGGGCTAGCCATATTGCTGATTGTATACGATACCTTGGCGTTATATTTGCTAACCTCCCTACCCCAACCTCTCGTATCATATTGCCCTCAGACGTGACGCAACCAGCCAATTATGCCTTCAGTTTGGATGACCTTTTTACGGATTGGCGGACGAATCCTGGCCTTAATCGGGAGCAGTGATGGAAGAGCACGTAACTAAGATTGATTCACTCTCTGAACTTGAGAAAGTTGAGGGTGGCGAATATTCCCGTTGGCAATCAGAGATTGCGGCTTCAGAACGTGAATTAGATAAATGGCGTCGCAAGGCGCGTAAGATTGTTAAGGAGTTTCGTGCTGAGCGAGTAGAGGTGTCTGGAGTCGATCCGAGCATGGAGCGTAGGTTCAATCTTTTTGCTGCTAACGTCCAAATTCTGACGACTTCGCTCATCAATCAGACTCCTGACCCATCAGTTAACCGAGAATTCAAGGATCCGCAAGATGACGTGGGGAGAGTGGCTTGTGAGATCATGGAGCGAGCATTATCGTCGCACAATCGACGCAATTTCAAGGTGCCTGCTATCCTTCGTCAAGTGGTACAGGATATGCTCGTACCTGGGGGTGGTTTGTCTTGGCATACTTATCGTGCTGAAACTGAAACTAGGGTGGAGGAAGATTCAGGCGTCGAGTACGATGAGATTGTTCTTGAGGAATTGAAAGATGAGTATATCTACTGGGAGGATATATTGTGGTCTCCGTGCCGCACCTATGATGAAATGAGGTGGATTGGGCGCAAAGTTTATATGACACGAGACCAAGGTGTGAAGAGATTTGGCCCCAAGTTCAAGAAGGTGCCGCTAGATTACACACCTAAGAAGACAGAGAATTCCGTTGAGTCAAGGGAGCAAGTTTTTCAACAAGCAGTGATCTATGAAATCTGGGATAGGCAAAGTAAACTGGTTATTTGGTTTAGCAAAGGTCATGAAGAGCTTCTCGACAAGAAGAAGGACTTCTTGGGACTAGAGGGATTCTGGCCATGTCCGTGCCTTCTCATGTCCTCCGTTAGCAATGGTAAGTACATTCCTATACCGGATTACCATTATGCTAGCGACCAGTACAAAGAGCTCAATGAGGTCAATACTAGAGTCAGTCTACTGGTTCGTGCGTGTAGAGTAGCTGGTGCTTACGACAAGGCTTCGCCGCAGATTAAGGACTTGCTCAATAATGCTGCGGAAAATACTCTGGTTCCGGTAGATCAGTGGGCTGCGTTCGCTGAGAAGGGTGGAGTTAAGGGAGTAATTGATTGGATTCCGCTTGAGCAGATCGTTAAGGTGCTCGAGCAACTGCTTAAGAATCGTGAGGACATAAAGAACCAGATTTATGAACTCACGGGGATGTCGGATATCATTCGTGGAACGAGCAAGGCCACGGAGACACTCGGAGCGCAGAAGATTAAGGCTCAGTACGCCTCTATGCGTATCCAAGAACGTCAGAAAGCAGTCGTGGTATATTGCTCCACAGTGTTTGATATTCAATGCCAGCTTATGCGGAAGCATATGGGGGAACAAGAGATTGCGAAACTTGCTCAAATTCAGTTCATGAATGAGGATCCCCAACTCATTGAGCAAGCAATGCAGCTCATTAAGAATCCTGAATTTGAGTTACGCGCTCAAGTTGAGTCTGATTCCCTCTCCGACATTGATTTCCAAGCGGAGAAGCAAGATCGCATGGAGTACATGACGACCGTAACGAATTACCTCAAGGAAACGATGCCCATGATTCAACAAGATCCACTTATGGGTCCGTTCCTCATGCAATTGCTCCAGTTTTCGCTGGCCGGCTTCAAGATTGGTAAGAAGTTTGAAGGCGAGCTGGATAAGACATTTGCGGAGATTCAGCAAAAACTTCAGAATCCCGAGCCTCCCAAGCCTTCGCCTGAAGAACAAAAGGCTCAGGCTGAGATTAAGCTCAAGGAGCAAGAAGGTCAACTTAATGCTCAAGAAGGTCAGCAGAAACTGGCTCTTAAGCAGCAAGAAGGTCAGCAGAAGATGACCTTTAAGCAACAAGATCACGCCATGAAGATGGGACAATTGCAGCAAAAGTCTCAAGTTGAAGGCCAAGTTAATGCCCAAAAACTTCAACAATCTCAAGCTCAGTTTTGGCAGAAGATTCGAGAACAACAAATTGCCCATGCTCAGAAGGCATTTGCTCAAGGTGTACCACCGGGAACTGTACAATGAGACGATTCATTCAGATGCGTGAACCACCGTATGACTTCGTGGAAGTCATGGATGATTATGTCCCCCATCGGTCAGTCGAGGTGATTGGGGATCGTCATTATGATGGTTTACGGGCTACAGACGGGGCGGATATTTCCACCCGCGCTAAGCATCGTGAATACATGAAGCAGCATGGACTCACTACAATGGATGACTATAAGAATGAGTGGGCTAAGGCTGCTGAAAAGAGAGCAGAATATTTTACAGGTAAGAGTGGATCTGTGAATCGAGAGGACGTAGCAAGGGCAATCCATCAGTTGGAAAGTCGCGGAAACAGAAAATAACGCTTTACTTTTCAATCATCACGGGCTTATAATATAATGGGAGTCCCCAAATGAACGAGCAGTCATTAGTAGATGAGAAACCTGAAGTAGAAGAAGCACCCTCTTTGCGTGAAACGCTTGAAGAAGCGTTTGACGAAACTCCTGAGGTTGGGCCGTCGTCAGAGCCGGCCAAGCCCGAACCCGTTTCCACTGAGGAGGGAGCGCCAGCGCCTTCTCCTGAAGGGACTTCCGCAAAGCCTCAACTGGCGCCTGAGGGTAAGAAAGCACCCGCGGGTCAAGAGCCCCCACCGGAGCTCAAGGCTCCCTCTCAGTGGAAGCCTCAAGTTCGTGAGAAGTGGAACGCACTTCCACGTGAAGTGAAGGAAGAAATACTGCGCCGTGAGAGCGACAGTATGCGTCTGATCGGCTCGGTAGGCCCCAAGATTCGTATTGCGGACGAGGTAGCTAGTCATATCTCTCCGTTCTCAGAAAGACTTCAACAGAATGGCGTGCCTCCCTCCCAATTCATTGGTGAGGTGTTCTCGTCAGTTCGCCAATTAGCTGAGGGCAATCCTCAGACTAAGGCGGAAGTTGTTGCAAACATTGTTCAGTCGTATGGTGTGGATTTGCGTTTGTTGGATCAGATTTTGACCCATCGGATACAATCTCCACCCGAAGTTCATCAAGCGAGGGCTTTGGCTGCTCGGGCCAATGCGATATTGACTCAGCAGACTGAGGGTATTCAGCAGCAAACCTCGCAGCAAGCTGAAGTAGCAGTGCAGGCATTCGGCGCTGATCCTAAGCACGAGTTCCTTGAAGAGGTCAGAGAGATCATGGCAGACCTGATCGAGGCTGGACGGGTTCATAACCTGGACGATGCCTACTCAGCTGCTGTATGGGCTCATCCTGATACTCGCAAGATCCTCCTACAGAGAGAAGCCCAGCAACGCGCGACAGCTAAGACTCGACGCGCAGACGCAGCGCGACGGGCAAGTTTGTCAGTATCGGGTGCTCCCACCGTCCCAGGCGGTGGTGCACCTGCGGCGGGCAACTTGTCTATCCGTGAGTCACTGGAAGCAGCTTTCGACGAATTCTCATCTCCATAGGAGTGATCCATGGCTTTCCCGAATGTAACCGATATTGTCGCGACAACGATCCAGAATCGTTCGCGGCAGATCGCGGATAACGTGACGTTTAACAACGCACTGTCCGCGAAGCTCTCACAGCGCGGGAACGTGAAGACGTTCTCGGGCGGCAACACGATTATGCAAGAACTGTCCTTCGCCATGAACGCGAATGGTGGATGGTACAGCGGGTATGATCTGCTCCCCGTTGCGGCACAGGATGTGATTTCCGCAGCGGAATTCGCCATCAAGCAGCTGGCGTGTCCGGTCGTTATCTCAGGTCTCGAGCAGCTGCAAAATGCGGGGCGTGAGCAGATGATCGACATGCTAGAGGGTCGGATCACCGTCGCAGAATCGACGATGGCCAACCTGCTAGCGGGCGGCATTTACGCTGATGGTACGGGTTCTGGCGGTAAGGAGCTCACTGGCCTGAATGCTGCCGTTCCGACGGCCAACGCGACCGGCACGTATGGCGGCATTGATCGCGCCACGTGGGCCTTCTGGCGTCCGCAGAAGGTGGGTCGTGCGGACCTCGCCGTGCCGGGTCCGTTCACCGCAGTGAACATTGCGGAGGGTATGAATACCCTCTGGGCACGTCAGGTTCGTGGTTCAGACCGTCCTGACCTGATCGTGTTCGACACGGTGTTCTGGAAGATTTACCTGGCTAGCCTTCAAGCCCAACAACGGTTCACGCAAGCTGAGACGGGCAAGCTTGGTTTCCCAACGATCAAGTACATGGACGCTGACGTGGTTCTGGACGGTGGTATTGGTGGATATTGCCCGGCTAGCACGGGGTTCTTCCTCAATACCAAGTATCTGTTCCTCCGTCCGCACTCGGCGCGTAACATGGTTCCACTGTCGCCAAACCGCAGGTATGCAATCAACCAAGATGCGGAAGTGCAAATCCTCGCGTGGGCAGGCAATCTGTCCTGTAACGGTTCGCAGTTCCAAGGCCGTCTGGTTGACGCCTAAGTTTGGGGCTTGGGTCAGGTTCTCCCTCCCTGGAATCTGACCCTTTTTTGAGGAGAAACAAATGCCTGCTTACAACATGGCTGGACCGAGAAGCTCGACATTGGAAGCTGGCGAGGCTTTTCGGTACTCAGCTCCTGTAGCAAACCCGAATTTGGGTCATCCGGTAGTGATGAGTCCCTTTTCTGGTCCGACAAATTCACCGCTCGACGCGAAAGTGTACCCCACTAATGTCTGGCCTCCGGCTCTGAACTCAAAGGTTAACGATCCGCTCAATGCATCAACGGGTCAATTGAGTACTGGGATCGGTTACGGGCTGGATGTGAAGGTGCCCGGCATTTTGACGAACCAGTTAGGCATGCCCGTGACGTTCCCAGGTATTCAGTCGGGCTATGATGACGACGAAACACCTGGAGTAACAAAAGCAGATAATACAGCTGCTACGGATGCTCGTCTGCTCGCGATCGGCGGCGGAAAGAGTATCATCACTCCTGGAGCTGGGTCCGATTACTCCAGAGGACTCAGTTCTCCGTCGCCATATGTAGCACAGCCTATTCTGGGCTTTGGTGGCGGCGGTTCTCGTGACGCAGGTGCTGGTCCTGCATTTACGGGCTTTGGCATGAAGATGGTAACTTCTGTAGCGGACGTAGCAGCTGCGGGAGTGATCGAAACTGGCTTTGTAAATCGG